CCGGCTGCCGTCGGCGCGCTGCATCGCCGCGACGGCAAAGATGCGCCCGAGCCGGACCTCGCTACCGCAGCACGCCGTCGGCTTCACGACCTGCACCAAGTCGCCGGCGCCGATCACGCTGCCACCTCCCACAGCGGCACCGGGTTCCCGTGGCGATTCGGGTCCTCGCCGTAGCCGACGCGCTTCAGCAGGCCGGAGCGCGCCGCGCGCTGGATCGGCGCGCCCCACGCCTTCGCGTTCGCCGGCTGGATGACGCCATACTCGACCGAGGCCTGCACGATCTCGTGGCCGATGCACCGGCGCCCCTTGTTGCGGGTGCAGAAGAGCTCGATGAACGCATACGCGAGGTCCGACCACCCCTCAATCTGGCGATCCGCCGCTGCCACCGCCTGGTCGATGCCGGCCTGCGCATCGCGGCGCGCCTGCTTCGAATTGGTGATCGGCACCCACCGCACCGGCTCGAACTGGCAGGCAGCGTCAGCCCGCAGCCACTCCCACGGCTTCCCCTCGCCGCAGATGATCATCTCGTGCCGGTTCGGCGTGCCGTTGCCGCATTCGCCGCAAATACGCGCGCGCGCGCGAGGCTCGAAGCCCGCGGTGGCGGTCGGGAGGGATTGGCGATGATCTGCCGCGCCCCGGCCTGACAAGGCGCTCCCATTCCCGACCGACTCGGCCTCTTCGCGGGGGGTATCCGTGAACAGGTCTCGCGCGGTCACGCAGCGTCCGGCAGCGAGTAAAGGAAGTGCTTCGGCGTCCCGGTGCGCTTGAGCATCCCGGCGCCGTGCATCGTGTGGAGGAGGACCGAGGCGTGCGCACCCGTGACGCGCAGCGCCGCGACGACGTCGCGGCAAGCGATTTCGCCCTTCACCCGGACGATGGTGAGCACCTGCGCCTTGCGGTCGGGGCGACCGGCTGGGGCGATCACCGCGGCGGCTTCGCCGTCGTTCGCATACATCAGCCGGCCGACGATCTGCCCGAGGTTCGAGGGGATCATGCGAGGCGCTCCACGGTGCAGCGGCCGATGAACTGGCCGAGGTTCGACGGGGGGAGATAAAACACGCGCGCGAGGGTCGGCGGGATGTGCGCGGTGCGGACGGTCCCCGGCAGGGAATACAGCCGGCGGAAACGGTGCACGGTGTGGTCGTCGAGGTAGCCGCGGTCTACCATCCGAGCCATCAGCACGCCGACGGTCGCGTGCCTCGAGCCGAGCAGCTTGGCTACCTCGGCCGAGGTGTATATACGAGCCGGCATCATCACCTCGAGCACGAGCTGCGCCGCCGGGGTGACGATCTGCCTCATGCGACCACGCCCTTCGCCTTCATCTCGGCCTCGAAGCGCTCGCGGTCGACCCGTTCCTGCTCGGCGAACAGCCGCCGGCGCGCCTCGCGCTGGTCGTGCGGGACCAGGCGGTTCTCCTCGTCGATCACCCCGAACCTGCGCAGGCGGTCGAGCGCCTTCAGGTCGTCGCGCCCGCCCATGCGGACGAGGATGTCGACGGTCTGCTGGGTGATGTTCTTCGCCCAGACCTCGAACGTCGGCGGTGCGCCGAACGCCCTGCCCGCCATGCGCCGGCAGTAGGCGCGCATCTCCTCGACCGTGTTCAGGCCACGGGCCTTGCAGCGCTCGCGCGAGACCTCGCCGCGGACGCGCTCCTCGCACCCGTCGCACAGCGCCTTTCCATCGACGCGGTGCTTCGCCGGCTGCTCGCACCCCACGGTGTCGCAGTACCGGACCGGTGCCGCTTGGCTCTCGAGTTGGGCGACCTTCCCGGGGGTGACGCGGCCGGCCACTACGCGGCCCTCCTCGACTGCCGGTCCTGCTCGCGCGCGAACCAGCCGGTGATGAACGCCTTCACGCCGCGCCTGGTCTTCGTCCGCCGGGGGTTGCCGAGGCACCAGCCGCGGATTTCGCGCAGCGTCTGCACCGGGTCCACCGCGGGGTAGAGCCTGTCGAGCTCGTCGACGAACGACTTCCGGACTTCGCACTCGGTCCCGTCGCAGAGGGGAATCTTCTCGATCACCGGATCGTCGGCGTCGAGCGCGGAGCGGCTCGGCGCAGAAGCTTCGCTGGTGGTTGGAGATTGGAGGCTGAAGGCTGGCGGTTGGTGGGTGGTGGTTGGAGGATGTCCCGATCCGCCCCCCATTCCGCTTAGCTGTCCGGTTCCTCGTCCGGTTTCGAGTCCGGTATCCGATTCGGTTCGCTGCCTGCCCCCCTTTGACCCGTTCTCGCGGGCCTGCTTCGAGGTCGAGATCTCGTGGTCGACCCGCTTGTGCCTGTAGCCGTCCTCGGCCTTCGTGAAGAAGGTGGTGAGGACCCGGATCACCGCCTTCCTCTCCTCGGGCATGATCGCGCGCACCATCCGGTACACGTCGTCGAGCTCGAGGGGGATCGGCCGCTCTTCGGCGTAGTAGTAGTCGAGGAGCAACGTGTACGCGCCGTGCTCGAGCATCGAAAGCCGCGCCGTGTCCCTCAGGTAATCGCCGACATAGCGGCGGTAGTAGTTCATGCTGGTTCCCTGAACAGCAGCGGCTGCACCGCGCCGTTCTGATAAACGGTGTCCATCGGTGTGTCGGCGGTCGGCTCGTCGCCCTCCCAGCCTTCCGGCCACGTCTTCGCGGCGATCAGCTCGCGGATGCGGGCTTCCTCTTCGGCGTTGAGGATGTCGATCTCCGGGCGGCTAGCGGCTCTCGCCGCTGCGTTGCATGCAGCCTGGATGTCGAGCACCCGCTGAAGAGCGCCGAGCCTCGCCTCGAAGGTGAGCGGCCCCATTCGCTGTGGGTTCTTCGCGATGGAGCCGTCCTTCAGGCGCTCGAGGCCTGCCTTCTTCAGGCGGTTGTGCGGCTCGCGGAGCTCTCGGTAGAGCGGCTTCAGTGCCTTCAGCGGCTCGAGGTGCGCCCAGTACGGGTTACCGAGCACGGTGTCGAGCGCCTTCTCCTCCTGCGCCAGTGGACAGCCGACGCAACCCGTGCGCGCGTTGATCTCCTCGGCCTCGTCGCCGCCATAGGCGTCAGCGATCATCGCGGTTGACCAATCGCCGAACTCCGGCTGCGGCGCCCAGTGCTTCAGCCATTCCCAGACGTGGCACACCCGCCAGTGCAGGATCGGGGCTAGCGTCGCGATGCGGCCACGCAGGCCCTTCGACTCCGGCAGCACCTGCTGATACCAGCCCTGCCCGCACTCAGCGCCGTCCTTGCTGCAAGACATCTCGATGCGCCGGTCGCGGATCGCCGACTCGCCCTGACGAACGCCCGTGATCATCAGCGCGCCCTGTTCGCCGATCGCCTCGATCAGCGCGTGCTGCATCGGCTCGACCTTGATCTGCCTGGTGCACCATCGCAGGGTGTTGTTGTTCGGCGGCGGCACGCCGCGCCCTAGGATGTAAACGAAGAATCGCTTGTCGAGCGGCGCGCGCACGATGCGAACTTCGACCCCGCGCTCGGCCAGATCGTCCATGAGCTGCTGCGCAGCGATGGCAAGGGGCGGGAGCTCCATCCGCGTGTCGGCGTAGAACACCGTCAGCGACTTCGGCGCTGGGATGTCGCCCTTCTCGATCAGGAACACCAGAAGCGTCAGCGTCGCTGTCGAGTCCTTCCCACCGGACCAGGCGACCGCCCAGTGCTCATGCTGCGGCCCGTAGGACGCGAGAGAGTCGATGGTCAGGCGAATCGACTCGTCCATCTGCAAGCGTCGCCCACCGTCGAAGAACGTGGCTTGCTTCACGCCGCCACCGCCTCGCGCACGGCGCCGAGGTTCGCCCGCGCGATGGCCGCGGCGATGGGTGGGCAGACGCTGTTCCCGCACATCCGGACCTGCGCGGTCGCCGTGAAGGGCTTGCCGCTCGCATCGCGCTCGATGATGTAGCTGTCGGGGAAGCCCTGCGCGCGGAAGAGCTCGCGCGAGACCAGCATGCGCATGCCGATGTCGGCAATCACGTAGTCCTCGCCGTGCACGGTGACGAGGCCCATGCGGTCCTTCACCGTCACCGTCCCCATCGGCTTATTCAGCGCGCTCCACTGCCCGCCTTCGCTGTAGAACTTGATCAGGAAGGCGCGCACATCGCCGATGTGCCACCCGCCGGCCTGCACCGTCGGCATCGGAGCATCGACGCGCTGGCCGTGCTGGCACGTCCCCTTCAGCTTCACCAGGTGCGAGGTCGTCAGGGCCTTCGTGTCGCGGCCGGTGACGGTGTGCATCAGGTCGACCAGATCCTGCCCGGTGGCCTCGTGGCCGGCGTTGTGCTTCGCGAGGAAGGCGGCGACCAGCGCGTGCTTCTGCCCGTTCACCACCGTCCCGAGCGGCTTGTGCAGTCCGGGGACGCGGGGCGCCTGCCCTTCCCGCTCGCCGTAGCCGGTCTGGATCAGCGTCGGCGACACGAGGAGGTGCTCGGCCTTGCTCGTCACCGTGGACAGCGGAGCATCGACGCGGCGCCCCTTCTGCACGCCGTGGCCGGTGTGTCCGATGCGGGCGATCACCGGCGTCACCAGCGCACGGTCGCCTCGGCTCGCGCCCGTGATCGTGCGCATCGGCTCGTCGACCGACCACGCCCGCGCCTCCGGGCCATGCATCACCGGCACGATGAACGGCTCGGGGCTGTTGATGACGAACTTGTCGATGCCGCGCGCGATACGGCGCTGCGTGTTCTCGGCGAGCGGCTTCGAGCGCTCGAAGATCGACGGGCATGGAAGCGACCAGTCGATGCAGTCCGCCGCGACGCGCCGACCCTCGACGCGGAAGTCGTCGGTCTCTTCCGGCCAGACGATGGGAGCACCGTCGCACCGCGCGATCAGGAAGAGCCTCTTCCTCGAGGTCGCCGCGCCGTACACCGCCGCGGTGAGCTCCTGCCAGTCGACCTCGTAGCCGAGGTTCTGAAGCTGCTTCACGAAGCGGCGGAATGTCAGCCCGCGGCGCACCGGGCACGGTTTGCCGTCCTCGAGGATCGGCCCCCAGTCGACGAACTCCTCGACGTTCTCGAGGATGATCACGCGGGGTTTGCGCGCGCCGAGCGCCTTCGCCCACTTCACCACCACCCACGCGAGGCCGCGGATCTTCTTGTCGACCGGCTTCCCGCCTTTGGCCTTGCTGAAGTGCTTGCAGTCCGGCGACGCCCACATCAGCCCGACGGGCTTGCCCGCGGTGGCGACGAGCGGGTCCACCGCCCAGACGTCCTCGCAGAAGTGCCGCGTGCCCGGGTGGTTGACCTGGTGCATCGCAATCGCTTCTGCGTCGTGGTTGATCGCGACGTCGGGCGAGCGGCCGAGCGCCCACTCGATGCCGAGCGACGCGCCACCGCCGCCGGCGAAGGAGTCGACGATGATCTCGTCTGGGTAGAGGCGCAGCGCAGGAGCGCGCATCTACGCCGCCGCGTTCTCGACCTTCACCCCGGCGGCGCCCAGCTCGACCGCCTCTTCTGTCGTCGCGACCGACACGGCGAGCGTGTCCTGCGCGACGTGGCGCATGGCCTGCGCGGCGTTGTCCGCCTTCACGAGCCTGCGCTGATCGTTGACGTTCTCGCCCTTCGGGCGAACGAAGTAAATCGGCATGTCCCTTGCCCCTCTTATCGTTGTTCCGCCCAGCCCCCGCCGGGTCGGTGTGCTGCTACCGGGCGCGGCGTTCGCGCCCGGGTCTACGTTCGGTGCCTCCTGCCTCGGCGAGCGTGGCTTCGATGAGCGGCACGAGGCCGGCGAGCCGCGCCAGCGCCTCCTGCTGCTTCGCACTTGGGTCCCGCAGGAACTTCTCGATCAGCCAGAAGATCGGGGTGAAGTCGCCCTTCTCGGCGAGGATCGCCTCCATGTCCTCGATGCGCAGCGGCCGGTCCGGGTATTCACCCGATAGCCGCTTCGTGAGGTCGGTCGGCGATACGTCGCACGCCGCAGCCGCGGTGTTCAGACCGCCGCGACCGCTGTAGACGGCCTTCACGAAGGTGTCGCGCCAGCGCGGGAAGCGCTGCGTCAGACCAGGCTCGAAGTCGAGGGTGAACTGCTGCACCGTCAGCTCCCGTCAAATCTCGTTGACGGCAGTTGACGGCGACCGCCGAAAAAAATCCTCGAAAGGGAGGCGGTCATGTCAGGCAGCGGCTCGTTCCGCCGGCGGATGCCGGAGGCGCTCGACCATCGCGTCGAGCTCGCGGTAGTAATCGATCAGCGGCTGGACGCTCGAGAGCGTCGGGTTCGTGCTCTTGCCCTGCGCGATGTTCACCACCGTCCCGTAGGGGACGCCCGTGGTCTCGGCGATCTTCGGCCAGTCGCCCTTCGACTCGTTCAGGCGCCGCTGCAGGAACTTCAGAATCGGCTCATCCATGCGCGAATCGTGAGGCATATACGCCTAGTCTGTCAAGGCACGCATGCCTAGCTTTGACGGGTATCGTGCAGATGTGCCTAAAAGCAAGGACTTGAAGACGGTGGTGGCCGAGAACGTCCGCGCCGTCATGGCGGCGAAGAAGCTGTCGCAGCCTCAGGTCGCCCTGCTCGCAAAGCAAAAGGGCGAGAAGATCGACCAGACCACGGTCGGACGGATCGCGCGGGCCGAGATCCCCACGACGCTCGACAAGCTCGAGGCGCTGTGCGCAGGCCTCGGCCTCGAGCCGTGGCAGATCCTGATGCCTGGTCTCGACGTCGCGAAGCTGCCCAAGGTTGGCGGGGAAACGCTCGCGCCGCACGAGGTCGAGCTGCTGCAGCGGTATCGCGGCGCGTCGTCGCGCTGGCAGATCGCCGTGCGCTACATGGCGGGCATGAAGGTCGACTCGAAGCAGGAGGAGGCGGTCGCCTACCTCTATTCGAAAATCTTCTCCGAGCCGGTCCCCGACGAGAAGCTGGGCAGCGGATGGACGCGCCCTGACGCCGCGGCGCATAGCGTCCACGAGCCTAAGGCGCCCTACAAGGGCAAGAAGTGACGCGCGCCGCGCTCGCCGCCATCCTCCTCACCGGCTGCGCGACGGCCACGATGGACCGCGTCATCGACTCGTGGAAAGGCGAGGACATCGGCACCGTTGTGAAGCAATGGGGCGGGCCGGCGTCCGAGCGCGAGATCGCCGGCGGGCGGAAGCTCTACACCTGGTCTGACGTCACGTTCGGGCAGGTGGCGTGCTCCCGCACCCTCGAAGTCGATCAGCGCGGTCAGGTCGTCGGCGGCGGTTGGGTAGGCTCGAGCTGCTGCTCGTCCACCATCGCCGGCCGCTGCGCTCGCTTACCGAACCCGGCCAGACCGTAACCCCTTGACCACGCAAGGCCCGGATATGTTTCCCGTGGAACTAGGCACATACGCCTTGACAAGCTAGGCACATACGCCTAGGATGCCCCCCACGGTCAACGAGACCGACGGAGGGCAAATGAAGCAGTTCATGGTGGTGATCACGACGCGGTGGGGGGTGCAGAACCTCCCTGTCACCGCGGGATGCGCGGTAGACGCGCTGATGGCGGTGGCCGAGCGCCTCCCGTTCGATTCGAAGGTCAAGGTGGTGCCGCTGTGACCGGCGACGCCGTAGTCACCCTGCCGGTTCAGCCGTCGGTGCTGCGCCTGCAGCGCGAGCGCGACGAGGCCATGAAGCTCTTGCAACGCGCGCTCGAGCTTCGCGAGATGGGCGAGAACGGGCCGTTCAAGTCGGACGTGCGCGCCTTCCTGCAGCGGGTGTCCTCGTGAGCGGCGACGACGTCCCCTGCCGCGTCACGGCCGACCTGCGCCGCTACGAGCGTGAGCAGGACCGCCTCGCGTCCCAGTTCGATGAGCACGACGACGCGGTGATGCACGACGTTCTCGGGAACGACCGCCTAGCGAAGCCGGTGCAGGCGCTGCTGATCAGCCTGCGCGAGATCGAGACCGTGCACGGCAGCTTCGGCGCGGACTGCCTGAACAAGGCGAAGCTGCTCGACGCGCTGCTGCCCGAGCTCCGCGCGCTGCGACAGGCCTGCATCGACGAGTTCCGCGACCTATGAGGCTCGCCGTCCGCGTCACCGGCCCAGCCGGTCACAGCCGCTATCTGCACGGCAGCATGTATTCCGACCCGGCGATCTTCGAGAGCGACGACGAGAAGGGCGCGCTCACGTTCGACGACGAGGTGATCGCCGCCGAGATGGCCGCGACGTGGCGCGCGTCGCACGAGAACGTGGCGTGCGACGTGGTCGACCTCGACGATCCCGAGCGCGGCGTCATCGGATGAAGCCCGCGCGCATCCACCTGGTCAGCACCGGTCACGCGCTGGTGTGGATCGAGCGAGACATCCTCAAGGTCCGCGCCCGCCGCCTTTACCCGAACGCCTCGGCCGACTTCATCGAGAGATGGGTCGACGCGAGGCTGCACCTCGGCAAGCGCAAGCCCGAGGTGGAGATCGGCATCCAGCGCATCGACACGTCGCGCGTGATCCGCGCGCTGCCGCCGGGTTCGGTGGCGCCGACGGTCGAGATCCCGCAATTCCTTCGACTTTTCAACAGGAGAGCGTAATGAACGCACCGCAGGAACGAGGCCTGTTTTCCGAGGCCGTGAACACGCAGGCCCGTCTGAAGATGGGCATCCTCGGCTTCGCCGGCGCCGGCAAGACCTTCACGTCGTCCGAGGTCGCCATCGGCCTCGTGCGCTACATGCGCGAGAAGGGCCTGCCCGAGGGCGACCGCCCGGTCTACTTCCTCGACACCGAGACCGGCTCGGACTGGGTCCAGCCGATCTTCAAGAAGGCGGGGATCTCGCTGCGCACGGCGAAGAGCCGCGCGTTCAAGGACCTGGTCGCCGCGGTGCGCGAGGCCGAGGCGAAGGGGTCGGTGCTGATCATCGACTCGATCAGCCACTTCTGGCGCGAGTTCACCGAGGCGTACATGAAGCGGAAGAACCGCTCGCGCCTCGAGTTCGCCGACTGGAACTACCTCAAGCCCGAGTGGGGCAAGTTCACCGACGCCTACGTCAATTCGAACCTGCACATCATCATGGCCGGCCGCGCGGGGTTCGAATACGACTACTTCGAGGACAGCGACGGCAAGAAGCAGCTCGAGAAGACCGGCATCAAGATGAAGGCCGAGACCGAGCTCGGCTACGAGCCGTCGCTGCTGGTGCTGATGGAACGCGAGATGACGATGGAGACCAAGGAGGTCTTCCGCGTCGCGCACGTCCTGAAGGACCGCTCCGACCTGCTCGACGGCAAGTCGTTCAAGAACCCGACGTTCAAGGAGTTCGCCCCGCACATCGAATATCTGAACGTCGGCGGCGTGCAGATGGGCGTCGACCTCTCGCGCACCAGCGAGGACATGATCGACGGTCACGACGGCCCGTCGAAGCCATCGTGGAAATACGAGCACGAGCAGCGGGAGATCGAGCTCGAGAAGATCGAGGCGCTCTTCGCCGAGCACGGCCTGTCCGCCCAGTCGAAGGAGGGGAAGGCCAAGATCGTCGGGCTGCTGAAGAAGCACTTCGAGACCACGTCGTGGAAGGAGCTCGGCACCTACCCGCTCGCGACGGTCAAGGCTGGGCGCCGCGCGCTTGAGGCCGACCTGACCGGGAAGCCGATCCACGGCGCCGAACAGGCGCAGCAGCAGTCCCATCCGCAGCCCGAGTCCGGCGCGCCGCCGGAGTCGGTGATCACCGTGGTCGACGCCGTGGCGAAGGTGAACACGCTCGGCGACGACACGCTGATTTCGATGTACGCCGAGACCCTCCCCGTCGAGATCCGGCAGGACGAACGATTCACGAAGGCGGTGGCCGACCGGCTGAAGGTGTTGAAGGAGCCGGTCACCGCCTGACGAGATGCAGGCCCGGAGGCGTGTCGACGCCATTCGACCCGGGCTGACCCACACGACACCGCGGGCGAATCGCAGCGCCTGGTCGAGTGGATCGCATAGCGGTGACGGGCGGGAGAGACCGCCATCACATCAATCCAAGGGAGAACCATGAGGCTCACGCTCAACGAAGTCACCGCTCGCCTGATCAACGTCAACCCGCGCCCGGAGCTGCACGGCGAGGACAAGAAGCCGGCCGCGGACCTGAAGTTCCACACGCTGCTACCGAACAGCGAGCTCGCCCAGTTCCACCCGATGCTGAAGGCGATGCTCTACGTCAAGGACACCGACCAGGCGGACCTCGTGTCCCAGAACGACCCCGAGCATGCGACGGCGTTGCGCTTCCCGCTGCTGTGCAGGAAGGCGCTGTCGTGGGAGAGCGAGATCGTCGGCGGAAAGGTGACCATCCACCACGGCATCAGCGCGAAGTCGCACCTGGTGCTCGACGGCGCCATCGTCAACGAGTTCCGCCTCGAGCCGCTGCAGGGCGGGACGGTCGGCATCACTTTCCGGGTGCAGATCCATCCCGACGAGAAGACGGCCGGCAAGCTGTGCATGCTCACCGGCACCGACATGACCATCAGCGTCGAGCCGCCCGCAGAGGAGCAGGACGCGCTGAAGGAAGCGGCGTAGGTGGGGCAGACCACCGGCATCGCGTGGACGCGCAGCACCCGTAACTTCTGGACCGGCTGCACGAAGGTCGGCCCGGGGTGCGACGGGTGCTACGCCGAGGCGCACATGCGCCGCCTGAAGGGGACGAACACCGTCACCGGTCAGGCGGTGATGTGGGGGCCTCACGCGCCGCGCGTGGACAACGTAGCCGGCGCCGTGCGGCTGATCACGAAGTGGAACAAGCTCGCCGCGTGGGAAGCGCGCGAGCGCCCGGAGCGCGCGGTCGATGGCTCGGACTGGCCGCGCCCGGGGTTCTGGCCGGTGTTCATCAATAGCTATTCCGACACGTTCGACAACGAGGTCCCGGCACGCTGGCGCGACACGCTCTTCACTCTGATCGAGCACAGCCGGCACCTGACCTTCCAGCTCGTCACGAAGCGCGCGGTGAACGTGCCGAGCATGGTGCCGTCGGACTGGATGCGCGACGGGTTCCCGCCGAACGTATGGCTGCTCGCGACGATGGTGAACGACGCGGAGCTCGACCGCGACATGCCGAAGCTGCTGCAGGTCGCGCCCTACCTGAAGGTGATCGGGATCTCGAGCGAGCCGCAGATCGAACCGCTCGACTCGCTGCGCCCGTGGCTGAAGGAGATGAACGGGATTGGCGTGAAGAAGTTCTGGGGCATCGTCGGCGGGGAGAGCGGCCAGCCTGACCACCCTGCCCGCGCGTTCGACATCGATGGCGCGCAGCGCTTCATCGAAGACCTGCAGGACTACGACTACACCCCGTTCATGAAGCAGATGGGGTCGCGCCCCGTGTACGCGAACGGGCGCCAGGTCGAAGGAATCACCGGCAAGGGCGACGACCCCGACGAGTGGCCGGAGCGGCTGCGGGTGCAGGAGTTCCCGCTGTGAAGGCGATCTCGCTCTGGCAACCGTGGGCGAGCGGCGTCGCGCTGCTTCACAAGGGCGTCGAAACCCGCGGTCGACCCACGAACTATCACGGCCCCATCGCGATACACGCCGCGCTGCGGTTCGGACGCGAGCAGCGCGCGTTCGCGGCGGTCGAGTGCTCCATCGGGCGGCTGCCGACCCGCCTGCCGCTCGGCGCCGTGGTGTGCATCGCCTTCCTGCACGACTGCCGGCCGGCGATGGAGGTGCTCCCGACAATCGGACCTGTCGAGAAGCTCTACGTCGACTACCGCCCCGGACGATGGGCTTGGCGCCTGCGCGACGTGGTGCCGCTCCTGCAGCCGCTGCCGTTCAAGGGGAAGCAGGGCTTCTTCGAGGTTCCCGACGACCTCCTGCGCCCGCTGGCGCCCGCCTGGTACGAGCGCGCGGCTGCGTGATGCTCGGCCTGCTGAAGCCCGTCCCGCCGGCGAAGCTGCAAAAGCTGATCCTCGCCGCGCGCCGCTACCCGTGCCAGAACTGCGGAAAGCTGGGCTTCACCGTCCCCTGCCATTCGAACGCCATCGACCACGGGAAGGGCGTGGGCCTGAAGGTCCCCGACCACCTGATCGCCTACATGTGCGGCGATCCGGGTGGGTGTCACGACCAGGTAGACGGCCGGTCCGCCGGCATGCCATACGAAGCGAAGCGGGCGATGTGGAACGCGGCGCACGTCAAGACCGTCGCGCTGTGGTTCCGCGACGGCCTCGTGGTGGTGGCCTGATGTTCCTGCAGGCCGGCTTCAATTACAGGCACCGCGACACCGGCATCCGCGCGTTCACCGCCCACGTTCGCGCTCGCCGCGGCTGGGCGCCGGCGCGCTTGATCGTGTTCACGCCAAAGGCACACCACCCGGGCGACCTCGCGTGGGTCCACAACGCCGATAAGCCACGGTTCCTCGTCTGGGGCGAGCAGTGCAACTTTCGAACACACGCTGCGCTACGCCTCCACCCGTTGCTCGAGTGGCAGCTCGAGAGCTCGGATTTGCCGTGAAGATCACGGTGCTAGACTCCGCGCCGGGACCTGACCCGGAGATCGCAGCCGCGGCAGCGATGCCGCTCCTCGAGGCCTTCATTGAACGAGAAGAAGCCGAACGCGGTCCTGTACCTGCGCAGCAGCAAGGACCGTCACGACGTATCCATCGAGTCCCAGCGCCACGAGCTCGCGCGGCTCGCCGCTGACCGCGGCCTGACCGTCGTCGGCGAGTTCCGCGACGTCGTCGAGTCCGGCAAGGACGACGACCGCCCCGGGATTCAGGCGCTGCTCGAGGCCGTGCGTCGCCGCGACCGCGGCTGGGCGGCGATCCTCGTGCTCGACACGTCCCGCCTCGCTCGCCGAGCTGCAGCCGCCTACATCTTCGAGGACCGCGAATGCAAGCCGCGCGGCGTCGAGGTGATCTACAAGAACATCCCCCCGATGGAGGAGGCCGAGCGCGCGATGTATAAGGCCATGCTCCACGGCGTCGACGAGTGGCACTCGCTCGTGTCGAAGCGCAAAGGCCTGCAGGGCATGCGCCAGAACGTGAAGAGCGGCTTCCGCGCCGGGGGCCGGGCGCCGGTGGGCTACCGCCTCGAGCACGTCGACACGGGCATCGTGCGCGAGGGGAAGCCCGTCCTAAAGTCCCGCCTGGTGGCGAGCAGCGACGCGCCAGCGATCCAGCGCTACCTGAAGGAGCGGGCGCAGGGCGCCGCGCGCCGCGCGCTGGTGCGTCGGCTGGGCCTGCAGATCAGCGCCTCGTCGCTGGTCGGGGTCGAGTGGAACGCCCTCACCTACGCCGGCCATACGGTCTGGAACGTGCACGCCGAGGAGGGCACCGGGACGAGGCGCAGGCCGCGCGCCGACTGGGTGATCCAGCGCGACACCCACGAGGCGCTGATCACGGACGCCGAGGCCGAGACCCTGCTGAAGAACCTCGAGGCAGCGCACGTCAAGCGCCCGCGCCGCACGTCCGGCGACTACCTTTTCACCGGCCTCCTGAAGACGTCCGAGGGGGTGCCGTGGTACGGGGAGAAGTCCCGCTACTACCGCGCCGGCAACGCTCACGCGCCCGCGCAGGACGTCGAGCGCTGCCTGCTCGAGAAGATCGCCGCGGACCTGCGCTCCTCGGCCTTCAGCGCGGCGCTGGTGCAGCGCGCGCGCACGTCCTACGGCAGGGAGTTCACCGCCGAGCTGGCGCGCCTAAACGAAGCAGAGCGCGTCCTCGCGCGCCGGATCTCCGGGTTCATGGACATGGCCGAGAAGCTCGACACCCCGGGGCCGGTGCTTCGCAAGGTGGACGAGCTCGAGCAGGACCGTAAGCGCCTCGAGCGCGAGATGGAACAGGCGCGACGCGACGCCGCCATCGCTGCGCAGGCGCGCGCGGTGACCGAGGACCAGGTGAACCGGATGCTCGACGCGATGGCGAACGACATGGAGCGCCTCGACCGCGACAAGCTGAAGGACTTCCTCTTCACGATTTGCGACCGCGTCACGCTGAACGCCGATACCTTAAGCGCTCGGATTCACTACAAAATCCCGCTGGTCAGGCGGGACAGGCTGGCGTCCCCACGGGGTTTTGACGCTGTTCCGCACGTCAGGACAGTGGGTTGCGTTCAGGTGAGGCGGGCAGCGTAGCATTTCGGGGGTGGCTGGTTCTACTCCGCAGCACGAAACGCCCGATTGGATCGACGCCCGCTGATCTACGAGCCGGCCACGAACCTCTGCGCGTCGTGCCATTGGCTCACATCGAAGGTGACCTTCTACCCCGTCGGCCCGCCGGCGGTGTCGTTCTGGTGCGGTCGTAGCCACACGAACGGCGTGCCTCGCGTTCCCGAGTGCCGTGACTACAGCCGAGAGCCGGGGGCCGATTAAGCAGCCCCGGCCCCGACGGCTACGCCGCCTTCTGCGCGAGCCGCTTCCGGTCTTCCTCGATGGACACCTTGATCGCGTCGGCCGTCTTCAGCAGCCGCTCGGCGGCGCGCCGCATCGCCCGCTCCTGCAGCTCGAGGATGCTGGCGTTCCCATCCAGCGGGATCAGCACCGAATACTCGACGCGCTCGTCGTGTCCTACATCCCGCCCCTGCTCGACGCGAAGCTGCCCGTTCTCGTTGCTGAACTTGACGCCGTCGGTCGTGAAAATCCGCATTGCCATTTTTCGCTTCTCCTTGAAAAGGCCCGAGCACCGGTGACGGCGCCCGGGCCAGACCTCGACTACATCTCGATGACGCGCACGCCGTAGATGCCCCAGATCAGCACGAGCTGCACCTGCATGCGCAGCTTGTAGCCGACGGGGACGACGACCGTGAATCGCTTCCTGTGCTGGGAAGCGTAGGCGGCAAAGAGCCTGCACTGCTCCTCGGTGTGAGGGCTCGAGATCGAGTCGGCGGTCTCCACCTCGACGATCTCGTGCGCGCTCAACAGGTCGGGGACGTGCCCCTTCTGCGTTGCGACCCAGACGATCTTCGTGGGAGTGACGTAGCCAGCGACGTCGGCCTGCACATCGTGGATTCCTGCTGCACGCATTGCCGCCGCGGTGCGGCGGACAAGCGTGTCGTGCGCGGCCTGGTCGGGCCGGTGAGACAGGTACAGCGATTGAAGCAATGACATGACACGATCCTTATGTCGTTTCGTTGATGAACGACATCGGGGACCGGATCAGTCGCTGTTTCACGTTCCCGAACTTGACGGCTTCTAACTGGCCGTCTATTGTTCGGGCGCCTATTCAGCAACGACCTAACCGGTCACCGACGCCGAGCGCTTCTGCCTCGGCGTTTTTTTTCGCCTGTCGCTGAAGCGCTACGGGATAAGGTACGGGGAAAAAAAATGAATTGCAACCGCCGGACACCACAATATCTAGTTAGCTAGCAGGCACTTACCAGCTATTTTGTGGTTGGCGAGGCGCATGTGCCTGCCTGGTGGAGACCGCCTCCGGGATCCTGAGGCGTATGTGCCTGACTAGCGGACCGGCGGGGCCTTCGCGAGGAGCTCGGTCTTTTCCGCGGACCCGCGGCTCGACCCAAATTCGAAGTTGTGGGCGTCGCGCAGCCCGTTCGCGAACTGCTGGGTAAGCATGCCGAGAGGGCCGTTGATGGCCATGATGATCGGGCTGACGTCGTTGTTCCCCGCTGCGCCCTGCACGCCGAGATAGGTGCAATAGACCATCGCACCGAGGCACGCGAGCATGCCGATCACGTCGCCAATGATCATCAGGTCGGCGCGCCGATTCGTCCCGCCGGTCATCGCGCGCAGCTTCAGGTCCCGCTCGCGCGCGTCGGCTCGATCAGAGAGGTACGCCTTCTCGAGCTCGGTGTTCGATGCGAGCACGGCAAGGTTGAACTGCTGCGCGAGCACCGGGTCCTGCTGGATCGCAGCGAGCGCCTCCTCGGGCTTCTGCTTGCCGGTGACAGTCTGGGCGATCTCCACCACCTTTTCGGCCACGGCGACGGGCTTCTCCCCGACACCGAAGAACCGCATGATCGATGGGGCGGCGCTGGCGAGGCCGAGGGCGATGCTGATCGGGTCCATCAGGCGATTCCTTCGGTGTAGGTGGCGGGGCCACCGTTGAAGTGAGCGGTGAGCACGTTTCGGCGCAGCCGGCGGTCGAACGAGATGTGTACCCACGTCCCCTCGTAGATCACCTGGTCGAAGACGAGGTGCGAGCGTGCGATGCGCTTCGCGACCTCGACGGCCGGCCCGAAGCCCGGGCATATGAAGTCGGCCGCGTCACCCTTGCAGTGCGCGCTCACGGCCGAGCCGCCGACGGCGCGGTTCACCGCCGGCGAGCGGTAGCCGGACGTCACGATAATCGGCGCATCGAGAAGCGCGCGGACCTGCTCGAGGTTCTGGGCGAGGTTCACCAGGCGAGGCAGGACGTCGGCCGGTGGGGTGTTGTCGATGCCGCGCCGGATCGCCAGCTCGGAGTGCGTGAGCTCCTCGAGCGTGAAGTGCGGCGTGAGGTTCATGCGTCGCGCCAGATGCCCAGCCGGCGCAGGAGCTGCTCGATCTGGTTCCACTTCTCGGTGGGGAGGCAGGTGCAGCCGCCGGCCGCGCACTGCCGGCGCATCTCGGCGTCCTCCTCGGACGTGAGGTATCGCTCGGCCGCGCACCCATCGAGGAGCCCTACGGCGCAGGCGATCAGCGTGGCGACGAGGAGGTGCCTCACTTCACCGCCGCCTTCAGGTAGTTCCAGCACGCCAGCGCGACGCCAACGAGGATGGCCCAGACGAGACCGGCGACCGTCTTCTCCATGATCGCCTTGCGGAGCTGCCGCTTCTCGTGCAGCTCCTCGATCATCACCTCGTGGTAGCGGCGGTGGCCTTCGTGGTCGCCGCCGGGGAAGGCCTTCGCCCAGCGCTTCTCGACGTCGTCGCGCCACAGCTCGAGGCTATCGAGCCGCTCGTCGTTGATGACCTGCACGGCGTCGCGCTCGGACACCTAGCCCGCCGAGATGGTCACCGACTCGCCATCGGCAATCTCAATGCCGACAAAGCGCTGTCCCTCTTCAGTCGTGAGGGTTGTCTGCTGGCCGTTCGGCAGCGTCACGGTGACGGTGTTGTCTTCCTCGCCCTGCTGGACGGGCTGACCTTCCTCGTAGCGCGTCGTGCGCCATTCCGCGATTGAGATCATGATTTTCATAGGGTCACCACCTGATGTGAACGAATCCAGCAGCGCCATTGCCGCCCGCGGCGTTTTGCGCCGCGCCGTTTCCGCCGCCGCCATAAAGGCAGCCACTGTTGCCGGACGCGGCTAGGCCCTGATTGGTGGTGCTACCGGCGAAGATTCCGCCCCCGCCCAGGCCGTTAAGCGTCGGGGTGCCGTACCCCCCTGCCGACCCGCCAGCACCGCCGGAGGGTCGGCCTGCGGAGCCGGCGCCGTTGGCGCCATCGCCGCCAGTGCCCCCCGTAAGCGAGATCAGGGCGCCTAGCGATGTCGTCCCGCCAGTGGCGCCGTTGTTCGCTCCGCCTGCTGCGCCGCCATTGCCGCCAGCGCCGATAGTGACCGTGTATGCCGTACCGGGAACGACAGCTTGACGGGATGCCTTCACAGCCGCTCCCGCACCCCCGCCTCCGGCGTTGCTGCTTGCGGTGTTAGCGCAACCACCGCCCCCTCCGCCCCCGCCAGCGGCGTCCACCCAGATCGTCGTGACGCCGGCGGGAGCAGTCCACGTCCCGCTCGCCGTGAACAGCTGCTCGCCATGCGCTTCGCGGATCGATGTGGCAATGAGGCCGGTCGTGCCATCCGTCGATAGCCTCACGCCGCTGACGTTGTACGGCCCCTCCGTCGACCCGCTGTAAGGCAGCGTCATAGTGGTGTCGCCGCCATTCGCGCCGCCGGCGATGTAGAGCTTCTCCGAGCCGTTCGGGTCGAGTGTCAGCGTGCCGGTGCCGATGTTGATGATCTCGACCCACCAGCCGGTTCCCAGCGTGGCGATGGCATCGAAAGTCTGCGTCCATGATCCGGTGACGTAGATAGTCTTCCCGCAGTCCGCAGCTCCGAGGATCGTGTTGCTGGTGCGCGTTTCGACCGTGGGCTTCAGCGGTGCCGCGCCGATTGCCGTTCGCCCTGCTGCCTCTGACGCAGCGGTAAATACGGCCTTCCCAACGGTGGTGCCGCCGAGCGTCGATTGCGCCGTCGCAGCATCGGCGTCGTTCAGAAGCGTCTGGATATACGCCGACACACCGAGCGTCGTAAGAAACGCGGCGGCATCCGCGTCGTCGAGTAGGGTCGCGACGAACGCGGACACCATAGCCAAGTCAAGGTCCGCCGCGGCCGTCAGAGTGAAGTTGCCGCTGGCGTCGAACGAGAGGATCTTAGAGGCTCGCGCCGCCCACAGCGCCGACGTCAGCACCTGGTCGGTCGTCACCTCGATAGGCGCCTTGAAGCCGCGCAGCCGGTCGGCATAGAGCTGCTGCACCATCATCACGACCGAGTCGATGTCGGCGTCGACCGTTTCCTCGTCGAAGCTGCCGTTCCGCTGGTAGTCATACTCGGTGCGGGCGTAGGGCCGCTGGCGCGCGATCACCACCGCCGCGCCGTTCGACGGCGCCGTGACGAACGTCACGTTCCCGCCGTTGGCATCGCCGACGCCGGACACGCTGTAATGAGTCCCCTTCGTCTGCAGAGTGCCGGCGACGTAGACCAGCAGGTCGTCGTCGTCGAGGATGCGGTACGAGTAGGCGAAGACGGTGGTGACGCCGTTGCCTGTTGCGCTGTTCGCGCCGGGGTAGGTGCTGACGGGCATGGCGGGCCTCTAGTGGTGGTCGACCTGCACTTCGTGGACGCCTGAGCTCGGGCGCCATTGCTTGCGCTCGAGCGTCTTCACGTTGCCGATGACCTTGCCGATTCGGATCGGCGTCTGCTTCACGGCGCCGGCGCCGGAGTCGATGTAGTCGTCGGCCTGCCCCTCGACGCCGGGAATCCAGTCGCGCATCTGGTTCGGGAGCGGCGTTTCCCACAGCCCGACGTGCGCCCACAGGAACTGCCCGGAGAGCGGCGGCTCGAGGGCCTCGAGGATGTAGCGGTGCTTCTGCTGGTCGCCCTTGCGCACGACCTCGATCACGCCGCAGCCGGTGCCGGCGAGCGCCTTGCGCAGGAGCGGCGGGACGAAGGTGCCGGGGCCGTTGGTCTCGAGGTGCACGTTCTCGAGCTGGAAGGAAAGCGCGAGCTCGCGCACCTGGTGGCACTGCGAGTTCTCGGGTGCGTCCTCGTCGAAGATGTCGCCCTTCAGGGCGACGGCGCGGTGCCAGTAGAGGCTCCCACGCTCGTCGGTGAACACGAGCGACGCGGCCGAGGTGTGCGTCCCCGGCTTGCCGAGCGCCGGGTCCCAGTAGAGCACCGCGCCGTGGATTCGCACGTCGGCGAGCATCATGCGCACCTCGCCGTTCGCCACCGTGATCGTCGGCTCGACGTCGTAGGCGATCAGGCGGTCGGGGTCGAGGCGGATCTGGTGGACGGGCTTCGCCTCGAGCTGGTACTGCGAGTCCCATGTGTTCGTGGTCCGGCATTCCTTCCGGCGGAACGCGATCTCCTTGCGGTCGAAGCGCTCCGGCCAGTTATTGCCGGCGTAGATGTCCACGACGCCACCGGGCGCGCGCTCGAACACGACGGCGCGCTTCCGCACCTTGAAGTCGATGCCCTCGCGGAGGAGCTTCTTCCCGTGGAAGACGAACAGGTCATCGTCGTCCTCAGGCTCGAAGGGGAACGCGAACGACTTCTGCTTCTTCGTCGCCTTGTCCTCGTAGCGGACGTGGTGCTCGAAGAGCGGGATCTTCAGGACGTCGGCGCCCTCGATGCCCTCGTACAGCGTGTCGTGGGTATGCGGTGTGCCGATGTAGAGCTTCCGCCCGCCGGGGGTCAGGATGTGCGTCTGCTCGTCGAGGCGCTCGCGCAGCTTCTCGCGGGCCTCGGTCGTCTTGATGTTCTTCGGGACCTCGACGTCGTCGTTAATGACCTCGGTCGCGCGCGACGACGTGACGTTCGACATGATGCCGTGCGCAGCGACCGACGGGTCCCGCGGGTCCGGGTTACCGACCACCGAGAAGCGCTCGGTCGCCCAGTCGGCCGTGTTCACCAGGTTCTCCCGGCGCAGCCACGGGTGCTTCTGGATGACGTCCTTCGCGTGGCGAGAAACCTTGCGAGCGAGCTTGTCGTCCGCCCCCTGCACGAGCGCGTGGTAGGTCTGGTCCTGCCACAGCCGGTACGCGATCCAGCAGCCGATGATGTTCGACTTGGCGACGCCGCGCCACGCGAGCAAGACGCCGATGCGCTCGAACGACTGCAGCCACCGGCAGATCCGCACATGGACCGCCGGCACCTTCCAGCGCTTGAACTCGGCCCATTTGAGGAAGAACGCAAGGAAGCTAACGCCTCTTGTCGGCACGTTTTTTCGCCAGCAGCGCTACCCCGGATTTCTCGAGGCGCGCTGCCTCCTTTTCGATGGATTCCTCTTCGATCCCATCGCCCGCCGGTGGCAGCGCCTTCGGGTCTTGTGGCTGCTCGCCCGATCCGCCGTCCCCCCGTGCATCGCGGAGCACAGTCTGGATACGGCCCACAAGGGTCAGCGTTGCCAAAGCATTTTTCTTGAACCAGTAGCGATCTCCGCGGTTCTGCGCGGTCGAGGTGTCCGGCCACGTCGCGGGCTGGCATTCCTCGCCGAAAACGTCGACGAGCTGCTCCTCTAGGCGTACCAGGCGCTCGATCTGTTCAGGGCGCACGGGTGTATCCTTCGGGCATGCGGGCAGTCGCCGAGTGGCTGGGCTGGAACGCCGTCTTCTTCCTGATGAACGTCGTCGGGATGGCCGTGCTCGCTGGCATCGTGTACGTCCTGAAGGAGCTCGAGCAGCCGTGGTTCATCGGCGTCGCCGGCCTGATCGCGACGGCCGCTGCGTGCGGCGTGTTCGTGCTCTTCCTCAAGGTAGCCCGCCGCTCAACGCCCAAGCGCGCGGGTTAGGTCCGGCGCGCGGTCCGGGGTCGCCTGACCAGGCGCCCACCACCAATCCTGCTGGAAGTCCTTCATCGCCCGGCTGCGCAGCGATGCTAGGTATCCGGGCGACATCCACTCGAGGACGTTGTGCGTGATGAGGTGGTCGAACGCGGCTTTGCCGTACCAGATGTTTCCGGCCGGCATGAAGCCCTTCGCCGCCTGCGCCTCGCGCGCCCAGAAGTGCGATTCCTTGCCCTGCCGCTGGGCGAGCATCGCCTGCCCGGGGATCATCACGCCCATCTCGAGCAGCGGCCCCATCGTCGGTCCTGCCATCGTTTCGAGGATGCCGGCGCCATCTCGGCGCGTCGTGATGTTGTAGACGAAGTCGCCGTAAATCCCGAGCGCGCCTCCGGAGAGCAGCGCCTTCCCCCAGAACCGCGGCTCGGTGCTGTCGAGCGGGTCGCGGCCGGCGAGCATCTCGCGCGTCTGCACCAGCATCGCGCCGAGCACCGTGGTCGAGGTCACCAGGTAGGCGGACATCGCCGCCTTCGAGAGGTAGCCGTCCTTATTGCCAGTCGCGTCCAGCATCCGGAAGAACTGGGTGAACGGGAACGACTTGAACTGCAACCACGAGCGCGCGATCTCGCCCTTCACCGTCCCGCGCTGAAGGTCCCCGTAGAACGCGGCGCGCTCCTTCCACCCCGGGGTGACGATGGCGAACTCGCTCTCGGTGTTGATCGCGCCGAGCAGCTTCACGACGGCATCGCGCCTGACCTTCACGCCGTCCTCTGCCGTGCTCGCGGCTCCGAGGATGCCGGCGCGCTGCAGGTCCGCGTCGGTGATGCGGCTGATCGCCTCGGGCGTCAGCACCGCGTCGCTCGGCCCGATGCGCTCGAGCTGCGCGAGCTTCCACACCTCCCAGTCCGTCTTCGTGATGCCGTAGTTCTTGAGCAGCCGGCGGTCGGTCGCAGCGAGGTTCGCGAAGTCGACGCCCTTGCGGATCTCCGAGCCGATGGCGTCCATCAGCGCGACGCCGAAGGCACCCTTCCGGATGTCGTTGATCGCGGTCATGCCGGTGATGCGCATCACCCCGTTCGCGATCTTCGACGTCCAGCCGGTATCGCCGAGGCCCTCGTAGAAGCGCGTCATCCCTGACCGGACACTGTCGAGCATGAGGCCCTGCCGCTGCAGCAGCCGGCGGTCGGCCGCGTTCGCCGGGTTCAGCAGCGAGAGCTCGGCCATCCACGTCTTCCACGCCGGCAAGTGGTTCAGGTGGCGGACCGCTTCCATCATCGCCTTGTCGCCGAAGAGCGAGGCGAGCGCCGCGCCGCCCAGCTTGGCTGCGACGTTGATGTTCGCGATCCCGTCCATCACCTTCGAGAACGTGATGTTCGCGCTCGGCGTCGTGCGGCCCGCGGCGTAATCGAAGAGGATGTCGAGGCGCTTCACCCGCCCCTCGAGGTTCGGGGTCTTCGTCGGCTCGGCCTGCGTGCCCTTCTGCAGCGCCAAGTCGCGGAGCGTCTGGTAGGTGAGGTCCGGGTTCGGCCCGAGGTGCTCGAGGAAGGCGATGTCGCGCGCCATCACCGACAGGTGGCCGTCGAGGATCTGAAGCGGGGTCTGCTCGCCGAAGCGCTCCCAGTACGAGATGACCGAGTCCGCGTCCTTGAAGTGGATCTGGCGGTGCTCGGCGTGGCGGTTCGCGCGCTTGCCGGTGCCGCTGTGCTGCCCGGGCGTGGTGTTCGCGTGGCCGTTCGTGGCGATGCTCCACCACGCCTTCTCGAGGAATTTCCGCAGCTCGGTGTCCGACCAGCGCTGCCCGAGGTCGTCGACGTACCTGGTGCGGTCCAGCAGCGGCATGGTGGCGTCGATCCATGCGTCCTTGCCCGCGCGCGCCACGAGCTCCTGCGAGTGGTGCTGGGGCATTCCCCAGTCGTCGAGCTTGCCGACGTCCCCGCCCGCCCGGTTGAATGCCTGCCGCGCCTCCTCGGCCGCATCGTGGAAAGCCTTCGCTCCCCGCGCCGCGGCGGCGTCCCCGCTGCTCTCGCCGCGGAGCTCGCGCACCAGCGTCACCAGCTTCTGCCGGTCCTGAAAGAACCCCATCCAGTCGCGGCCCATCGCGGCCCACGTCCCGAGCACCTTCGACTTCAGGTAGTCGCGCCAGCCGGTCGCGCGCTGCTCGAGGCTCTCGACGTTCACGCGCCCGCTGTAATCCCGGGCGAGCACGCGCTCGACCGCGTCGAGGTGCGGGACCCCCTTCGCCGTCATGGCGTCGACCTCGTGGATGCGCGCGGAGAGCACGACGAGCTGCTGGTGCGTCTGCTTCGCCCTCATCGCGGCCTCGTGGATGAGCTCCTCCGCGGCTTCGCGCGCGGCCACCGTGATCAGGTTGTCGACGCCCTGACCGAGGCCGGACTTCGGCGTCGTGCGCGCGCGGCCCGCCTTGATGTCGAGGGCGGCTTTGTGGATCCGCTCAAAGACCTTGGCCACCTCGGCGTCGGTGAGGGGCCGGCCGGCGGCGGCGCGCAGGCGGGCGATGCAGTGCTGATAGGCCATCTATGCGGCTCCCAACATGCAGGCGGCGGCGACCTCGAAGAGCTTCGCGTCGGCCTGCGCCTCGGCGATCACCGCGTCCGATTCGGCGAGGAAGTCCTTAGCGGTCTTCACGATTGGCGTGCCGTCAGGGTTGCGCCCCACGGTCAGGGCGACCTCGGGGTTCTCCATGACGAAGCGCGTGGCCTCGGCCTGCAGCGGATCGACGCCAGCGGCTTCCGGCAGCAGGTTCGGCACCTCGGCGCGCGGCTCGATGCTGATCGCCTGGTCCGGCGGCGCCACCCCGAGATCCTTCACCACCGTCGCAGCGTCGTCCTGCAGCCCCTTCAGGTTCGCCTTCTCGACCTCGATGCGCACCGGATCAGCGTCAATCCGCGGCTCGGGTAGCTGGGTCACGTTCACCGGCTCGTCGTTCGCGAGCTGCTCGAGCGCGGTGCGCGCGCGCTGGACGTGCGCGTCGATGTCCTGCAGGTCGCGCGGCGTCCCGGGCGCGGTCTCGACGTTCAGGTGCTCGGCCTGCCGCAGGGCGACGAGAGCGTCGAGTTCGGACGGCGAGGCCTTCCCGACCCACGACTGGATGCGCTCCCACGCCTTCTCGCCCTGCGCGCGCTGCGCCGGCGAAAGGTGGGAGATGCCACCGAAGGCGAGGCCGAGCAGCGCGTCGAGCGTGACCGCCGTCCAGTCGAAGGCCTTGAAGTCGCCCGCGGCTGGCGTCCCTTCGAGGATCGAGCCGGCGATCCCGCGCGTCACGGCGCCCTGCGAGGCGTTAAAGCCCATGCCGCCCACGATGGCGCGCTGCCACAGGTTCTGCCCGAGGATGGGCATCCAGACGCCGAGGCCGAGGCCTGCAGCCTGCACGGCGCCCACGGCCTGCGCCTTGCCGCTGTCCACGCCCTTCAGCGCAAGCGATTCAGCGCTCGAGAGCTGGGCGCTCGCCACGGTGGCGGCGGGGCTAGCGATCACCATCGGCAGTGTCGACAGGAGCGTCCCGGCGATCTCGGCCGCGACGCCGACCTCCCCGGGCTTTGGTGTCCACCGGTCGACCGCGCGCTGAAACACGTCCTCGTGGATCTTGAACCAGGCGTCGGAGAGGCGCGTGTCGTTCTCCATCGCGAGCGGGTGCCCAGCGCCCAGCTTCTCGACCCCAGCGAGCGCGCCGCCCACCGCCAAGCTGCCCGCGCGTCCGGCCTCGGCGAAGCCCTTCATCGTGAAGCGCGCGGTGCCGGAGAGGAAGTTGTCCCACGCACCCGGCTCGGGCGTCGTCACGCCACGCAGGCCGGCGAGGTTGTTCTGGGTCTCGACGAGGTCGAAGCTCACCGGTGCCCTGAGGGACGGAACGGCAGGCGCTCGTTGAAGTCGATCACCACGTCGCGGCGGTTCTTGTCGACCAGCTTCCCATCGCCGACGCGGAAGATGTATCGGCCGTCGCCGGCGTTCTGCAGGGGAAGGTCGGCCAGCTTGTCCGCCGTCCACTTCTCCTCGAGCGCGCCAGATGCGACGAGGTTCTCGAGGCGGATCGCCAACGAGTCGCGGAACTGCCCGTAGCTCATGTTGTACGGCAGGACGACGTGCCGGCCGCGGTGCTTCTCGATCTGGGCGACGGCGTTGATCGACTCGTCCCAGCGGCTGGCGTTGATCACCCCGGACATATCGCCAGCGGCGTCTGTGCGCGCGGCGTATACCGCCTTGGCCTGTTGGAAGAACAGGTCGCCCGCCTCGGAGTTGTTCGCGAAGGCGTCCCGCGTGCGCGTCGCGTAGAGCTTCACCAGGTCGGCATCGCTCGGCATCTTCACGATGGACCCGCCCCCGGGCTTCCCGTCCTCCTTCTTGTTCGGGCGCAGCAGCGCCTGACCGCGGAGGAGCTCGTCGGCGAGGAAGCGGTCCTTCTGCGACTCGAGGCCGCGACCTGCGGCGAGGCCCGCGGCGGCGATGACGGGATCGTCTGGCGCGATCTGGGCCATCGTGGCCTTGAAGACGCGGTCGTCGCCGAAGCCCTGCCGGAGTGACGCGAGGATCTCGCGCTTCTGCTCGACGGGCGCGGTCTTGATCATGTTCGTCAACGCCGCGACTTCCTGCGGGAAGAGGCCCTTCGGTGCGACGCCGGTGCGCTTCGACTGCTCGGTGAGGACGGCGGTGCGCGCCTGCAGGTTCGCTGCCCACGATCCGGCGTTCGTCATGTCCAGCGGGACGAGTTTCGCGCCCTCGCGCTCGACCGCGTAGGTCAGCGGCGACTCGGTGAGCTGCTTGATCGATCGATCAGCGAACCGCTTCAGCTTGTCGAGGTGGGAGATCTGCTCCTTCGTCGGCGTCGCGCCGTAGCCAGCCTCGATCTCCTTGATCCGCGCGATCATGCGGTCGGGCGCCATGCCGGCGAGCTCGGACACGGCCTTCTGCTCGCTGACGAGTGTGGCGGCAAAGCCTTCGAACGGCGTGCCCTTCGATGCGCGCACGAAGGCGCTGAACTCGGCGGGCGGGATCTCGCGTCCGTTCTCGACGTACCAGGTCAGACGCCGCTGCTGAATGTCGAGATTCGAGAGCCGGCGGCGCTCGGCTATCTCGCCGCGGTGCTCGATGTTCAGCAGGTTCCGCTCGATCTTGCCCTCGAGGTAGTTGCGGCGCTCCGGTGCAAGGTCCGCGAACGCATCGCTCGCGAGCTCGGCCTTCAAGGTCGAGAGACCCTTCGCGTTCATCTCGTTCGCCGTGATGCGCCGGTCGATGTCGACGAAGGTGGTCTGCTCCTTGAACTGCTGGAAGGCCTTCCCCGCCTTATCGGCCCCGAACAGCGCCACGCCTTCGCCCTTGAACATCACCTCGGCCTGCCTGGTGGCGCCCTCGCGGTCGGTCAGGGCGAGCCGCTGCAGGGACTCTATGGCGCTGTTGAAGCCGTCGATCCGCTCCTTCTTCACCACCTGCCGCACGGCGGTCTCGAACTTCGCGTTCGCCTTCCCATCGAAGCGGATGAGGTTGTCCGCCAGCGTGGCCTGACTGGTCGGGTCGAGGGTCTCGACGTGCGCCGCGCGCAGCCGCTTGATGCCCTCCTCAAGCTCCTTCTTCGCGTCGTCCTTGCCGATCTGGCCCTCGACCAGGCGCGACGAGATGCCGGTCGACAGCTCGTCGAGGTCGACCTGATAGGCCGCGAACGACGACGCCATGCGGTTGCGACGGGCGAGCTCCTCGTTCTGCTTCGCCTCGCGCGCTTCCTGCCGCGCCAGCACCTCCGCGTCCCGCTGGGCTTGGCGCTCCTCCGCGCGCTCCTCGCGCAGCATGGTCGCCGCCGCGGCCATCGCCTTGTCGCCGAGGTTGCTGCTGCTGACGAAGGCGCCGGCTGGGATGTCCACGGGCACAGTCCCGCGCGCCGCAGGCTCGGGCTGGAAGTCGACGCGCTCCCTGCGCACCGCGCTCGTCGCGGTCGGTGCCACCCGCGCCCCGAAGTCGGAGAGTTTGATCTTCATGCGATTTGGGTCGGGCTATCGAACGTCGTGAAGCCGCTGTCGTCGGACATGCTGAAGTCGCCTGACGTGTCGCGCCTGCGCTTCCAGCCGCGCGCGATCTCCGCGCCGCCCGACATGACCGACCCGAAAGCGTTCAGCGTCCCGGCGGTGGCGGCGTTCTCGCCGGCGCGCCGCGACAGGCCGGCCGATGCCCTCGAGGACGCGAGGATGTCGCGACCGCTCTCCGCGGCCTGCAGCCGCGCGTCCTTCCCGTATTTGCGCAGCATCTCGGCGTCGCGACCGGCCTTCTGGCGGATCAGCGCCGCGTCCTGATCGAGGCGGTCGGCGCGCCTGGTGCCGTACAGGATCTCGTTCAGGGCGTCCTCCTCGCTGTTGCGCACGATGGCGGCGTCGACCGTCGCAGCGGTCCCGCGGCTCGCGTCCACGCCAGAGGCGGCGAAGGCGGCTTTGGTGTCGCGCCGCTCGCTCCCGGCGCCCCTACGGATCCTGCCGGCGCGGAGCTCGGCAGCTTCCCGCTCGGCGACAGCGTCGGCGTGCGTCTGGGAGGCCGCGAACTCGCCCTCCTCGAGCGTGCGCGCTGCTGCGGCCTCGGCGTTCTCCTGATCCCGAGCGGCGCGCTTCTCCTGCTCGGCGATCAGCGCGTCGGCCTGACGGGTCTGCTCATTGGCGCGGGCTTCCATCAGCTCCTGCTCCTGCTCGCCGCGCGACATCGCCGACGCTGCCGTCGCCGTGGTGGCCGCGACCATGAACCACTCGAAGCCGGTGCACATCAGAACCCCCTGAGGCGGTACAGCCCGCCGAATCGTTCGAAGTTGAGGCGCTCATACAGCGCGCCGGTCTGCTCCGGGTGCACTCCGGTCGACACGCCGAGCTGAACATCGCTCGCGCGCATGCCACGGTCCCGGCACCAGGCGACCGCGGCGCGGATCAGGCGCGCGGCGGCGAGGCCACCGCGGGCGCTCGGCAGGAGGAAGAGCGCGAGGTCGGTGAACATCTCGTCCTTACCGAACCAGCGCTCCACCAGCAGGCCGACGAAGCCGCCGTCGATCACGCCGTCCTTCGGGTAGTGCACGAGCACGACGCCGTGGGTCATGCAGTGGCGGAGCGTCAGCGCGACCTTCGCCTCGTCGTAGTCGAGGTGGTGGAAGCTGGGGGACTCCTCGTGCATGGCATGGCCGATCTCGACCAGGCGCGGGATGTCCGCCTCGGTGGCGATCCTGATCATCCGTCGTTTACCGTGAGGCGGGTGATGACGCCCAGCACCTGCAGGGGAAGCGGCTGGTCGCGCTCGATGGTGACCGTGCCGTCCGAGTCGCCGCTGCCGGTCCGTCCCCAGCCGAGGTTCTCGACGCGCTTGTCGCCGGTGAACTCCGGCACGGGCTGATTCAGGACCGAGGCCCCCATCCGGCGGGACAGGATGGGCTGGCCGTTGATCTTCCCGCCCTTCGTCTTGTGCAGGCGCACCGTGATCTCATGGATGCTGATCGCGTTGCCCTGCGCGGTGCCGGTGCCGGTCTGGACCTCGGGCGGCAGGGTCACGATGCGCGCGTCGTAGTGCAGCCCGATCTCGACCTCGTAGGCGGCTTTCGCGAGGGTCACGGCGCCGCCGGCCGTCACGGTCTGCTGCTTCCCGACGAAGCCGTCCTGCACCACGTCCACGGTCTTCAGCGCGAGGTGGCCGAATCCGGACCAGCTCGTCGTCGCCTTGGCGTCTGTGCCGAGCGTGGTGATCGCCCCGGGGTCTGCGGCGAGCGGGCAGGTGTAGGTGTTCGCCCCGGTCACCGTGATCGTGTATTCGCCGTCGATGGCTGGGTCGTCTTCCTCGTCGTTCGCCGCGACGAAGTCGGACAGGCGGATCGTGTCGCCAGTGGCGTAGCCGTGGCCGGCGCGGGTGATGGTGAGCACGCCGGCGAGCCACGTCGCGTTCGTCACCGCGTTCTCGGTCACCGCACCGGTCAGGCAGCAGTCGGTCTCGAGACCTTCCTCGAAGCGCTCGATGTAGCGCTTCGTCGCGCCGTTGATCGTGCGCACCACCACCGCCCAGAGCTGCTCGGTCTTCCCGTCCGACGCAGGAATGACGGATACGCTCTCGAACATGCCGTCGGTCTCGTGGCTGGCAAAGCCGACGGCGTCCTGATCCCGGTCGATGGAGAGCGACACCAGGCGCCCGTCTTCGCGCACGAACCACGCCACCTTGTCGGGGGACTTTTGGTATGCCGACTCGAGCAGGCCGTCGCCGGTGATGTGCTCTGAAAGGACCGAGATGTCGGGGGCGTTATAGGCGTCGTTCTCGACACGGTAGCCGTAGGAGCGAATGACCTTCCCGCTCACGTCGACCATGACGATCTCGCTGCCGATGCGCAGCGGCCGGACCAGCGAGCAGCCGTAGGCGGTCTCGGGATCCGCCTTCACGTTCGTCGGGGCGAGTGGCTTCTCCACGCCGCCGAACATCGACCACTCGGCGCCCTGCGTCAGCGGTAGCAGCCGCTTCGTGGCGGGTAGGTGCTCGATCACGTCGAGCTGGTCCGAGGCGAGCGGGAAGACGAACCCGTCGGCGTCATCCGTCCCCTCGGCGAAGTTGTAATACTCGGCGGTGCGCGTGCCCCAGACGTAGTTCGGGAAGTTCGTCGTGCCGCCGGCGACCAGGCGCTGCTGATACAGGCCTACCGCGCGCGGGTAGCCGTCGACAGCGTTCCACGCTACCTGCCGCAGCGCCCACGCACCCGACGGCGCCGCGGTCGTCGCGGAGAGCTCCGTGCGCACGATGCCGGCCACGACCGTCGTGCTGGTGTAGCCGGTGATCTCGACGAGCCCGTCGTTCACCTCGACGTAGGACCCGACGTGCACGTTCGCGGCGAGGTTCTTCCAGCCGGCCGCGCCGAGCGTGAGGTTCACCGACCCGCCGACCGGCCCTGTGGCGCTCGGCGTCAGCGTCTGCTTCGGCGACTCGGTGATCTTCCAACTATTGGCGGCGATGGGGCCGACGGACGCGAAGGCATCCGCCGCGGCGATGGTGACGTTCACCTGCGTCGAGGAGGTGTAGGCGGTGATCTGCGCGCGCCCAGCGCCTGACTCGATGTAGCGCCCGACGTCGCCGGCCTCGAACGATGCTGCGCCAGCGGTGGCGGTTGTGGCCCCTGACGTCGCGCCCAGCGTGAGTGTCGTGCTCGGCCGCTCGCCGATCTCCTCGGACGGCGGGACCTCCCACGTCACCTGCGAGAGCTTCCAGCTCGTGTTCGAATACCGCACCAGCTTGCGCATGGCATAGCTGGGGTGCGCGAGGAACATCGTGTCGGCGCCCTGCACATACTTCAGGTCGTCGAGCTCGCTGTCGTCCCACGGCGTGGTGACCTCGATGGGCGTCCCGCCGCCGTCCACGATCTGCCCGCTCGGCGTGTAGAACCGCATGTAGGTCTCGCCCAGCTCGAGCTGGAAGGCCTGCGTGCGGCTGAAGACGAACGGGATCAGCCTGGTCTGCTTCGTGTGGTTCTTCGCCGCCGCCGCGTATTTCGACCCGCACCGGCTGCGCGCGCCGCCGTGCACGAGCGGGTAGCAGTTGTAGAGCTCCTTCGCACCGTTGCCGAACTTCGACACGTCCACGCGCGCTAGCAGGCGCTCGGAGAGCTCCCCCGCCGTGAAGTTCGTCTTGATCGTGGTGACCTTGGCCACCGGTCACCCCCGCCGCGCAGCGAGCAGCGGCGTATCGCCCAGATCCTCCGGGGGGTTCTCTTGACCGTCGATGGTGCGGGCCTGCCGCAGCTTCAGGTCGAACAAGCTGGTCATCGCCTGAAACATCGACGCCGACTTCGTGATGGGGTAAGCGCAGGTCATGGCCATGTACGCCTCCGCAGCCTGCACGAGGAGCGCGTCCCAGCTCGGGACGTCCTCGTTCCGGTAGATGTACCGGACGTAGAGCGGGTTCTCGTCGCTGAGAAGCTTGCGGCCCTCGATCTCGTAGGCTTGCGGCGCGCCCATCTCGCCGACGGACAGCACGCGCAGGCAGTCACCAGGCAGGGTGAAGGCGTAGGCGTAGTCGAAGGCAGGGGCCGTGGCGTCCGGCGCGAGCGCTGCGCGCTTGATCGCGCAGTTCCACGGGTGAGACCGTAGGATGGCGTCGACGGCGTTGGGCCAGAGGTTCGAGACCAGCAGCGCCCGGTCCGACTCGTCGTCGAAGCTGTTGATCGTCTGCGCGCCTAGCAGAAGCAGCGCGTTCGAGCAGATCTGGACTTCGGAGGTGGCCATCTGTCAGATGTGCAAACGCCCGGGGGAGTCGCCTGCCCCGGGCGTCCGTCTCAGCAGGCCCGGGTTACGAGCCGTCGACGTAACGCAGGCGCGCGGCAATCGTGCCCGCTGCCGAACCGACCGTGTTCGCGGTCAGCACGATGTCGTACCAGCGCTTCGTGTCCGCGCTCTCTCCGATGCGCTCCCAGAGCGGCTGCTCGATCTTGTCGATCTCCGTTGCCGCCGCTTCGTACGTGCGATCGGTCAAGCCGGTGGCGCTGGAGAGATCCAGCGCCGAAGCGAACTCGTCGGCGTCGACCACGGCACCGCCGTTTTCGGCGGTCTGATAGACGCCGAGGTCGAACGACGTGCCAGCGGTGAGGGCATCGCTCGCGATCTCGATGGACGAGATGCGCCAGCCAGACCACACACGGAACATACGGTAGGTGCTGGTGTCGTCGTCGGCCGCTGCGACCTCGACCTTCGCCACCTGCTCGCGCAGGCGGCCGTGGGAGACGCGCGAGTCGGTCAGATCGACCGGCGCGGCGTCGGCGTTGGTGACGATGGTGCTCTTGGTGTTGACTACCGCCATGGTGTTACTCCTCTTCCGTGGGCCTCATACCCAGCTTCGATCAAATGCGGGGCGCCGCGCAGGCCGCCCCGCGCCTTTACTACTGGATCGCGGTTTCGACGACCTTCGCTTCCTCGACGCGGACCGCGCCGACCGACATGCAGCCGTACGGCTGCAGGGCGTAGGACTTGTCCGCCCGCTCGGTCAGCCTGGTCATGATCTCGGCGCCTACGCCGAGCGCGATGCCCGACTTCGCCCACGAGATCAGGTAGTAGGTCGAGCTCGAGAAGGTGTGCCGCTCGAACGGCACCCACTCGAAGCCCATCCACTTCCCCTTCATGTTGCCGGCCTGCAGCATGTTGATCGCGAGGAAGTCGCTCGACGTCAGCGTGGTGTCGCCAAGCACGTCCTCGAGCGCGACACCGTTGAAGGTGTGGTAGAGGGTCTCGCCGTTCTCCTCGTCCGCCTCGTTGTCGCGGAAGAGCTTGCGGGCGGTGATGATCTTCGCCTTCGTCAGGCCGGCCGAACCGTGCGCGATCTTCTGCGCCGACGGGAGCGCGGTCGTGCCGGACGCGGTGCGCGCCGAGCCGCGCGCGGCGGCGTAGATCACGTCGTCCTTGGAGCGGTTGAGCGCCGCGACGCCGGCCTGCGTGTATTCGCTTGTCGGGTCGGCGAGCATCTTCTTCTTGTCGAGCTGGTCGACCAGGTCGGCCCACTCGTAGTCGTCGAGGTCGATCCAGCGCGTGCTGTGCGGGGTCTCGATCAGCGGCGTGTCGCCGTGCCGCGTGGTCTTCTTCTGCGCGGCCGTGGCGCCGATGCGGTTGATCTTCTTCGAATCGCCGACGATGCCGGACTCGACGCGGACGCGCGACTCGAGGCGGGACTTCGTCTGCTGCGCGAGGTGCATGAAGTTCGCGCTGAACTGCTGCACGAACGCTTCGGTAACTTGAAAGCTCATGGCCTTCTCCCGGTAAAGAGGTTTTCACTGCCGGCGCACACGCGCCGCCTGTTCTTTCCGGGTTGTTCAGCCATTTAGCCGGCGCTCTTCGGCGCCTTGCCGGCTGGCCCAGCTACGTCACGGCACCATCACGCGGCGGGCCTCTTCAGGTTGTCCGCCTTTGGCCCGGGAGCCGCTCACCGGCCCTCTTTCGTGGGGTTGTCGGTGAGCGGCTGCGCCGCGGGTCCCTGATGGAAGCGGAATGTGCACCCAGGCGTTGCGCCCGGGCGTTGTCAAAGCGCGTTTCTACGCCGCCTTGCGCTGACGCGCCGCGGCCTGCGCCTGGTGGTAGGCGGTCACCTTCGCCTTCACCGACTTGTGCTGCGGGTGCTCTGCGTTCCAGTAGGGCGAGTCTTCCTGCCCCGGACCGCCGCGCATCAGGTGCTCGATGCTGTCGCCTTCGAGGACTTCCTGCGGGTTCACGCCCGGATCCTCGCCGAGCTCCTTCCCCACCTTCGCGAGCACCTTGTATACCCACGCCGGCGCGTTGCCCTGCGCACCCATCGCTGCCTCGATCTCGCCCTCGTCGCCGTAGGCGCGCAGCGTGCGAAACGCGAGGCCGATGTTCTCCTTCATCGCTTCGGGGGTCTTGTAGTGCGCGAGCAGCTCGCCGTTCAGCTTCGCCTTGCCGTAGTTCAGCGACTGCAGGCCCATGCGCTCGATGCTCTGGAAATAGGCGTTCATCACGCCCTCGTACTGCTTTTGCGAGAGCTTCAGCCCGTGCGCGAGCGTTTGGAAGTCCTTCGTTTCCTTCTCGGAGAGGTCGATCCCGACCTCCTTCAGCGTCGCCGGCACCTCGACCTTATATTCGGCCGGGTCCTTCGGCGGCAGGCCCACGTCGCCCATGCGCCGCTCGAGCTCGCCGGTCGACTTCGCCCACGCCTCGAACTTCACCTCGCCCTTCTCGTGGTCCCAAAACTTCGCGGGGACGTGCTGCGGGCGCCTGGTGTCCTTCTCGGCCGCAGCGAGCGCCTTCTGCTCGTCGGTCAGCGCCTTGCCATCACCCGCCGCAGCGCCCTTGCCGTCTGCGCCCGCCGCGGCGCCGGCACCTTTGCCAGCTCCCGCAGCGTCCGCGAATACGCTGCCTTCACCCGCCGCGCCAGCGCCATCCGCTGCCGCTTTGCCATCGCCTCCGGCACCAGCGCCAGCTCCTGCGCCCGCAGCCCCCGCTCCCGCCGCGCCTGCCCCACCGGCCACGGCGCCAGCGCCAGCGCCGCCACCGCTGCCCCCACCGCCAGCACCCGCCGCACCTTGATCTCCTTCCGGCGCCATGAACACGCGCGCCAACGCGAGCCACATCAGGTTCTTAACCAGCATCGTTCTTGTCCTCTTGGATTTGCCCGAGCTTTCGCAGGATGTACCCCACGACCTCTTTTTGCGCAGCGCGCGCCTCGGTCTCGCGCTGCCCTTCCAGCCCGCCGCGGACGTACACCGGGCGGTCGTGAAACCTTGCCAGCAGATCCTCGAGCACCTTCGTCCCGGGCTTGAAGCCCTCGAACGTGGCGACGTAGTCCTCTGCGGTGGCGATCTCCGGCGCGAGCGTCTGCGCCGGCTTCAGTTCAGGCATGGCCGACCTGGTCGGTCACGATGGGGCCTTTCGCGCCTACGAACACGGTGGGCTTCGCCTCGTACCTGTCGCCCTGCGCTTCGCGCACGATGATGTAGGTGCACTTCGCGAGTTCGTCGAGCCGCCCGAACCACTGCTCCCAGACGTTGCCATTGATCTCGACGAGCAGATAGTGCGTCTTCACGTCGTGCCCGGTGACCTCGCACGTCGTCACCGCTGGGATGGGCGCGGGGCCGGCGCCGAGGGAGTAGTCGCCGCCGATCATCCTCGTCGGCTGCAGCGCTGCGCGATCCTTCACCGACGGACGGAACTTCGGCTTCAATAGCTTCCCCGTCAGCTTGAGCATGATGGTCTCGGCGAGCTGCGCGAGGTCGAGCACGTCGTCGAGCTCGAAGTCGAATGTGCGCCCGTAGCAGACGATCTTCCCTTTCCACCGTTTGCCGTTCTGGGAGAGCGCGAAGTCCTCGATGATGCGCCGGCGCGCGACTTCCACCGGGGGGATCCACTTCCCCACTACGCCGCCTTCTTCGCCGCGTTCACCGCCACCTCGCCGGCGATGCTCGCCATCGTCGCTGCCTTGGCCTGCTCGGCGCGCTTGGCGCGGCGCTCGGCGATCTCGTCCTCGCTGGGGATCAGCTTCGCAGGCACACCGAGGAGCTCGGCGCGGTGCCGGCGTGCCTCGTCCCAGTTGTAGGAGTCGGCGGCGTCCGTCATGCCAGCCTGCATCTGCAGCCCGAGCGCGCCCTCGTAGCGGTCCATCGCCGCCACGTCGACCGACTTCTGCGCTCGCGCGATGGGCGAGTTATAGGCCGGGGCGATGACCCGCTGCATGAGCGAGCGCGGGGGCAGGCCGAACACGCCGCGGCGGTAGGCGATTCCGAAGCAGCGCGCGACCAGCCACTGCAGGTATTCGGCCTGCATGCGCCCATAGATGGGACCGAGGAGCTGGCGGATCATCTCGACGCGCACGAGGATCTCCGTCGCCGTCGGCGGCGTACCGGCCTTCAGTTGCGGCTCGAGCTGGTCGGCCATGAAGATCCGGCGCACCTGGCGCTGCAGCCGTTCGATCTCGAGCGCGCCGAGTTCGAACTTCCCGCCCGGGCTGATTGGCCAGAAGTTCTCTTTCGCCGCCATCACGATCACCTTGCGCGGCCCGACGCGCACCGTGCGCGGGTTCAGCACCCCATCGTCGACGGCGCCGTACATCCCGGCGACGGCGAGGTCCATGTTCGCGAGCGAATACTTGACGCCCTCGTTCAGCGTCTTCATGTCAGGCAGCGCCTCGGAAGCGGGACCGAAGGCGTAGGACGATCCAGGCACCGGGCGCCAGCGCGGGACACCGATGGGGCGCTCGTTGTAGCCGCTCTCGCGCACCACCGTCTTCGTGTCCTTCTCGATGTGGACCGAGGCGTATGGCATGTTCAGCGCGAAGCGGCCATGCTGCCCCGCGCGCGGGTACACGCAGCGGACGAACGTGAACTGCTCGTCGGGCTTGTCCTCCGCGGCCTTCCGCACCTTCTCCGACACGCTGTTCCCGTAGTCGCGCACGGCCTGCTCGGCGGACAGCGGGAATTCGTTGAACACGGTGTCGACCGGGCCACCAGGCTGCGACACCGCGACGTAGGTGTTCGCGAGCGGCCACTCGTCGAAGCGGTAGCCGCCCTCGGGCGCCTCGTCGACGAACATCGGGAACATGCCCGCGATGCTCATGTCGAGCATGCAGTCGAACGACACGGCGTCGAAGTTCGAGGCGTGGATGTTCTCCCACATCATCTCGGCCGACTCGTCGAGCCAGCGCTTCTCCTCGTCGCTCTCGTCGCCGAGCTCGAGCGATGGCCAGCGGGAGTTCGCCGGCGTCAGGCCGGCCTGCAGTCCTGCGGCGAGGATGCGCGCGCCGTCGGTGCCGGTGGAGTCGAGCAGGTCAGCGGTGCGCGTCTGGGCGGTCGAGGCGTTCGTCGACCCTACGTCGCCGGACAGGTTGCCCTTGTTCTCGAAACCGACACCGCGCAGCGGGTAGGTGTAAGCGAAGCACTTGCGCCACTCCTCCTCGACGACGTTTCGCCTGGTGGAGAGCTGCTCTAGGCGCTTGAGGAGCTTGGCCCCGTCCGCAGCCATCAGGCCCCGAGGGTCGGCTTACCGGTGGGCTGCGCGGTGGTGACGCCCGTCGCATCGCCGCCGCCACCCGTGGCGAGCAGAGAGGAAAAGCGGCGCCGGCGACTCGCGACGACGCGCTCTTCGCCGGCCTTTGCCGCGGCTGCGGCCTTGATCGATGCGTCGTCCTGCTTTGGTTTGTCCGCGACCACAGCCGCAGCGGGGGCGGCGGCCGGTGCTGCAGCGGCCGGAGCGGGCGCGACAGGCGCAGCGGCGGGAGGAGCTGCCTGCTCGACCGCTTTCGCGCCGAGCTGAGAGAACATGCCGCCGCCGGATGGCGTAGGCATCACCGCGCCGATCACGTCCTTGACGAGACCGCCGACGCCTTTCGCGACGTCGGACACGATGGGGATACCGCCGCCGCCGCACATGATCAGGTCTTGAGCTGCTGCGGGATAGCCTTCGGCACCGCGACCCAGCCCTGCTCGGTGAGGACCGACTTCTTCAGCGTGCCGGCTTCGAGCGCGGCCATCGCCTCGTCGTAGGTCATCGTCGGCTTCGCGTTGACGCCGGTGCCCTGCGGGCGATGCGGATCGCCCTTCACTGGCGAGGGCGGGACCTGCGGCTTCGGCCGCGTGACCTTGTGCGTGCCGCCCGTCTGCGCCGCCGCGACCGCAGCGTCCGGGTTCGACTCGGTCGAGCCTGCCGCGGAGGTGTCGGTGGCCTGTGCTTCGGGCTGGGTGTCGGGTGCGGCGCCAGGTTTGCGCGGCTTGGGCTTCGGCATGCGTGCGTTCTCCTTGTAGGGGTCCAGCTAGCGAGCGGGTTGTAACGCCGGCGCGACCTTGGCCTCGTTGCCAAAGCACTTTTCATGGAGCTTCAGAAGCGCGCGGCCGTCCTCGAACCGAGGCTCGACGCCGTAGTTCCACCAGGCGCGCAGCGTCGAGTCCGGCACGTTGATCGCGTCCGACACCGCCTTCAGGCGCCAGCCGGCGCGCACGAAGTCGAGGAGGATCGCCTTCCAGTCGATCTCGGGGTCACGCTCGAGGAGCATCATCGTCTGGTCGCCTTCTGTGGGCGCGTCGCTGTTTCTTGTTGCCGATGTGGAACCGCTGGCAGAAGCGGCAACGGTAAACGTCGAGCCTGCGGGCGATGCGCTCCTTGCGACGCGAGCGCCGCTTCAGGACGCCGGCGGCTTCCCCATAGCTCGCGTATCCCGCCTTTCCCTCGCACGCGGCGGAGATGAGCTCGTTCGTGCTCACGCCGCGGCCTCAAGCGCGATGGGCATCACGAGCGGCAGCACCTCGATCTCGAGCCGCTTACCGGTCGGGTCTGGATCGGCGCGCTCGGCGACGATGCGATACACCTGGTCGTCGTCCCCGTAGACCACGCCCTTCAGCGCGTCGATGGTGACCTTCAGGCAGTTGTCGAGGTCCATGCACACGCGGTTCTCGGGGATCAGCCGGACGCGCAGCTCGAGCGGCCCAGCCATCGGCGTCCTGATGCCGGCGGCTTTCGCGCGCCACACCACCTCGTGCTTGTAGGCCTCGGCCTCCTTCGACACGAACGTCAGAGCGCGCTGCTGCTTCTTCGCCACCACCGTCCGCCAGTAGCGGTTCGCGCTCACCGGGTAGGGCAGGACGAGCTTCATCAGCTCAACACCGGCCCGCCGACCCACTGCGTCCCGGGTGGCATGGGGATTCGGATGTCGCAGGTCTCGGACCTGCAGCGCGGCGAGCGCTTCGCGTGGTCGTCCGCGACCGCGGTGATCACCTTCGTCTGCATCCACTCGACCACGTCCATCTCCGACTCGCGATATGGCAGGTCGACCTGTTGCTTATCCAGCCCGCACCGAGCGCACGAGTAGAGGATGCCGATCATTGCCGCAGCTCCACGCCTACGTCCGCAGCGATGGCCTGCAGCCAGTCGATGTAATCCGAGCGCTGCTGCCAGTTCATGTCCGACACGCGCTTCGCCGGCCGCGCGGTGACGCTGCCGTCTGGCATCTCGAGCTCGTCGAGGCCGAAGCGGAGCTCGAGAAGCTGCTCGTAGAGGTGGCCCGCGTCGTTGCCAGTCTGCTCGGCGATCTCGCCAACGATGGCGCGGATGCGCCGGCGCTGTCCCTCGGTGCCGCGCGGCTCGACCTTCTCGATGGTCAGGCGGTAGCGCTCGGACCCCACGAACGGCAGCGCGGCGAGGATCTGGGTCACGCGGGCGAGCACTGAGCGGGCGCCCCACGAGGTGTTGATCAGGAACGAAGCGCCGTTCACGATGCGGTCGCCTCCTCCTCGACCTTCAGCGCCGCGCGCGGGAGCAGCTTCTTCAGCCGGTCGACCGGCGTCCAGCAGGCGTTCGCTTCGTCGAGAGCCGCCACCACGCCGAAGTAGAGGTGGCCGCAGCCGAGGCACCTACCATGCGCGCGCTGCATCGCCGCGACGGCAAAGATGCGCCCGAGCCGGACCTCGCTACCGCAGCACGCCGTCGGCTTCACGACCTGCACCAAGTCGCCGGCGCCGATCACGCTGCCACCTCCCACAGCGGCA